TTTTATCACGTTGCACAGTTTATTATTTCGTACTCACTATTGTTTTGCTTCCATTCAAAAGACTTTAATACTAAAGCTGCACGTTCATCATACATAGTTTTTTGTTCTTCTTCTAAACCTCTGTATTGCTTTTCATTTTTAGTATAACCACCATTGAATTGGTTTAGTTTTTCTATTGCCTTAAAATAATCTTTTTCTAGTGTTGCATACTTTTTTTGTATTACTTCTAACTTTGAAATCTGGCTGTACTCTATTTGTGATTTAACTATAAAGTTGCTTTCAAGTTTATCATAGTAATCAAATCTATCTTTTTTGTACAATGGGTACATTTTGTTAGCGTGTATTGCCGTTGCGTGGTCAAATGATTTACCTTTTGATTTTATAAAGTCAGATATACTAACCCACCTCATATCTAGTTTGTTTCTTAATATATGACAAAGCAATGCTCTATGCTCAACGTATTCGGTTTGCCTTGTTTGTTTGTATATATCTATGCCAGTTAAAGTAATAAGTAATTCACTTACTTGTTCTGGTGTTTCTAATATTGTTGGTATTGTGTTGTAATTCATTTGCTTTGTAGTTTTTGTATGTATAAAGCTGCATCCATTAGTTCTTCTTTTAGGTGCTGCAAGAAATCATCTTTGTTATTGTCTTGTAGTGTTGTTTTGTATTTGTCTATACCTACACAACTTCTTATATCAAACTCTCTTTTTAAATCTTCTACTATTTTATCTTTCATTGTGTTCTTAATTTTAATAGGTGATAGCATTCAGCGTATTTTTGTCTTGCTTTACCTTTGTATTCTAGTTTAAATAATTCGTATAGTTTTCTTGTGTATTGGTATTTTGTTTCACAATCTTTTAAATACTTACCAGCAAACACCCTACCCTTACCCCTAAAATATTGCACATTGTCTGCACTATCCCCGATTATAAATTGCTCATAAAAATTAAACATAGCTTCTTCTTCTGTTATGTCTAATATCTCTTTGTGCTTGTAGTGATAGTTGTACATTAAGCAAGGAAATTGTTTGTAGTCCTTATCAATTGATACTATCATTACTTCATCTCTACCAATGTCATCTGAAATTTGCTTCCAGTATCTTGCAACCATATCATCTGTTTCTATACCGTAACCCCAAATGCTATCATATTGTTCTTTTACAAATTGGTGCATCTCATTTAATAATGGTGGTAGTTCTTGTTTCTTTCTGTTGGCTTTGTACTTTGGTGTGATTAACTTTCTAAAGTTACCCTTTGAACCACTAAAACATAATACTTTGTCTATAGTGTATTTATCTTCAAGATCATTTACAATCTTCATATACTGCTGGTCAAACTTATTTCTTGCATCAGCTATATCTGTGTAATACTTTTCATCATCTGGTGTTTCTCTTTTACGATAGCAACTCGCAAAAATTAAACTATCCGCATCAATTAGTAAAATCATCTATTGTTATGTTAAGTTTTAAATAATTCTTTTTTCCTTGTTTTACTTGGTAGTTAATATGTACATCAGTTATCTCACTATCTTGTTCTGTGTGATATTCTATTTGTTTTCTTAACTTTTCCCAAGCTGCTTTGTTTACTTCCATCAATCGTTGTTATAGTGCTTTAAATATGGTTGTTCCTTATGGTTGCATTTATTAACCCAGCTTTTATCTAAAAACTTTATGTATCTAAATTGCCTTAAATCGTGTTTAGTTGCTTCTTCTTTATTTGTTTGTAAATATCTACAACCACCAACATTGTTTTTATATCTTTCACTTTTTTTTGATACAGTCATACTTGTATTGTGATACATTGTGTTTTCAAGTTCCCAGAAACTACTTGTATGTTCTCCGTAATATCTAAAAGAACAAGCTTGATAAACAATACCTAAACCCCCACATCTTTCATCTGCAAATGATTGTATCCATTTTATGATTTTTAACTTACCTTTTATGTATTTAATAGAATAACTAATAGCCATACTTTCACTATTTTTTTTAGCCATATCATCTAACCACATACGATTAAGTTCTAAATATTGGTTCATTTCAGTACCCTCAACAACACTACCACAACTTGCTGGGTTCATAGCATAACCATACTGTAATACACCTAATAATTTATTTTCAATAAATACACCTAAATGTATGTAAGTTGCATTGTATACTTTTTTACTATAATGATTATCTATAATTATTTTATTGGCTACATCTTTTTCTATTTCAATAACGTAAAATTCATCAGTACCATAACCTATAATATCTTTGTGCCCAAACATAGGTATCTGGGCACTATAAATATATCCTTTCATTACACTAATTCTTTTACATATGTTGAAAAGGTTTGCTCAACCGCATCTTTAGTAAACGAACAACTTTGTGTTGAGTTAAAATGGTATGTTGTAAAGTCAATTAACATATCTAATATTTCTTTATTAGACTTTTCAAGAATATTGTTTGATCGTAATTTAGTCATAACTGGTATAATACTACCACCGTTTAATTTCATTGCTTTACCATTTTTTTCTAAATGCTTTATTAGCTTTCCATTCTTTAAATAGTTTTCACCTAAATACTCAACCAAGTTTAAAGTTCTATCAAATTCTTTTGTTAATTTAGCAGAGCCATTTTTAATGTTCTTTGCTTCACCTAAAAATATTTTTATTAAAGCTGGTATTGTAAATAGTTTACTATGTACATCATTAGCTTCTTTTAAATTTTTTGGGCTTTGTAAAACATCACGTAAAAACTTTTTATATACTTTGTGGTTTGAACCAGCATAACTAACTACATAATCAATTTGTTTTAAAACTTTACCCCTTGTGTTAAATGATATAAAAGACTTTCTTGCATCTTCTTGATCTTTTACATAAATCTCTTTAACACTTATTTTTTTAAGGTTTAAAACGTCTAACATCGCAGATTTTAAATGTGCCCCATCGGTTAATATTTTAGTACCATCTTTTGTAACACTAATTAATACATCACGCATTTGACCTTGTGTTGAAACCGCTTCTGCTAAATCTTTAACATTGTTTTCATTTCTCCACCTTTGCCAAGATGGTATAATTACATTGTTAAAATCTTTTTTTGTGTAAACTTTGTTTTTAATTGTTTTCATTTTTATTCTGTTTTTAAATTAATAATATTCAAATATAACATTATTTACTTTATAAACAAAACATTTAACAACTAATTTGGTTCTATATTTATATTTATTCTAACCGCTTGGTTTTCTTTAAGCAAGTACACATCTTTTAAAAGTCTTTTCTTTGTCCACATTGTAGTATCTGGGCAGTACTTTTTTACTGGTGTTGGCATCTCTAGTGTGTTGAGGTAATACATAAAGTTTCCTTTAGGATCATTCACAAAGAATATCTTTACAACATCTAAAGCCATTAGAGCATCATACTTTTCTTTTTCAAGCATTTTATCTTCATAGTACTTGTTTCTAAATTTCATCTCTATAACGCAATCTACACCTTTTGGTGTTTTACCTTTTGCATCATATCTTGAATAGCCATCACCACAATGTTCTAACTCCCACCCATCAAGGTTAAGTAAAAAAACTACTGCCTTTTCCCATTCGTGAATTTTTTTAATTCCCATTGTTCCAAATTATGTTAAGCTGCTTTATCCACAACTTTATTTTCTTCGGATTGCAAGTGCAAGGTTTATGGTATTTATGATTGTAGTACTTTGCGTGTAACTGGCATATTAATTCAAACTCATTAGGTTGTAAAGTATTCTTTGGTTCTGATCTGAAATCACTCCAGCTTTGAAAATCTTCTTTAGTAAATTTTACCATCTATCTATTTTTATTTCGTTTAACTTTTTTCTTCTGTTGTTGCAATCACATTTAGTACCTCTTAATTTATGGTATTTATCTACTAGGTATTTAATACCAGTATATTTTGTGATGTAATAAATAATGTTACCTAGTTTCATAATAGTTTCTTTAGTTTGCTTTTTACTTTGTTGTATGTGTTGTAAAGTGAATAGTAATGTATTAAACTTTTGCGTGAAAATTCTGCAATGCTTTCACCCTCATTTATTATTTCAAATACTTTTCTATCATACCAAAACATCTTTGATAGTTCTTCTTGTATTTTATCATATGGTTCTTGATAGTTTACATCTGATGTGGTTAGGTGTATGTCATCCATAGAAACCATTGTAATGTTTTTACCTTTTCTTTTTAAATCGTAAAACAATGTTCTTAAAGTCTTAAAAATATAGTAGTAGTTTATTTCTTCTTCATTGTACATTATATCCAAACCCTTTTCAAGTTTCAGTTGTATCTTATAATACATTTCTTGTACAATATCTTCAGCGGTTTCTTGTTTACAACCAAAGGATAAAACTATTTCTACCCACTCTTTATGCTTTGCAGCAACTATAATCATTGTTTTTTGTACCATATCATTTTAAAGGGTCATATAAATCACCAACTATTATAGGCAATCCTTTTTCGTTTACTTCAAAGCTAAATGTTTCAAAAGAGTAACCCCTACTTCTACCACACTTAACCGTTGTCCAATCTTTGTTTACTGTGTTTGCTTCCAAACTTATTACCGTTTCTGCTTTCTTTTCTAATGCACTACCTAAATGACCAGTACCAAGTTTAGCACTTCCAAAGTTTTGATGTATCACACAAATGATATGCACGTTTTGTTGTTGGCTTATTCTCATTAATGCACTAACTAATTCATTGCTTTTTTCTATGTTGTTTACATCTGCACATAAATCTGCTACACCATCTATAATAAGCAAAGATGGTTCTTTTATGTTTTCCTTTAAATAGTATTCAATAAACTCTAATCGCTCTTTAAAACTAATTGTACGCAATGCAAAGGTATGATATTTGTCTTTTGGTATGTTGCTATCCATATCTAATGGTCTGCAAAATACTTTAGATGCGTGAAAGTCTGACTGCTCTGTATCTATATAAATTAAATCACCATTACCTCTATGCCCTTTTATTTTACCACCATAAATGTTTGAACCACTTAAATAAGCACTTGCAAGTAAAGAGCAAAAAAAACTTTTACGGGTCTTTGGTGGTGCAGTAATTACACTTAAATTGCCAAAAGTACCTAAAGCTATTGGTATGATGCTATCACCTTTATCTGATTGTAAAACCTTTTCACCATAGCTTAAACATACTGGTGGATAATCTATTTTTTCGTTAATGTCTATCTTGCAAGTATCTGCAATAAACTCCATCAACATATTCTGTTCTGTTTCTTTTTCTGTCATTTGTTAAATGTATAAAAAAAAGGTGCAAGTTAAAAACCTACACCCCTTTTTAAATTAGGTTAATTAAAATGGTAAATCATCACTTGCTGGTTCTGCAACCGCTTGTGGTTGGTCATCTCTTTCTGCAACCGTTACACCATCGGGGGACATCCAAACAACCTTACCATTACCGAGATAGGTTTTAGCAACCTTTGCTTCTCTTTCTTCTTTGGTTTGGCTATCCATAAAAGCTACGTTGTTACCATATCTGGTTTCATCTTGTACTGCTATTGTGAAATTGTAGTACACCGCACCATCTTTTCCTTTAATAAATTTCTCTTTAGGTAGTTTATCTACTCTAATACTTCCGTTGATAATTGCACTCATAATATATAGTTTAAATTTGGTATTGTCATTACACGCAATACATCGTGTTTTATTTATTTAGTTTT